ACCATGTGTAGATGGGTTAGATACGAAATCCCAACCAATCAATTCAAAATCTTCTTGTACCTCTACTTTGTTTCCAGATAAGTTACGAGTAGAACCCATACCTCTTGATGAGATACCTAATAGAATACCAGCCTTCAATAATTCTTTTAAGATATTACCAGATGGAGTAGATAGAACTTCAACAGTTCCAACTAAATCATCACCGTCCCAATGAATCTCTCTAATATTATGAGAAACATTCTTTAAGTTGATTACAGTAGAATCCGGATGGTCTAATTCACCTAATGCTCTACGCTCTTTGATGAATTGTTCATACTTCTTAGCTTCTCTCATTAAGATTTCTTTCGGATAAATTCTTCCGTTTTGATTCTCAGCACCAGCTCTTTGTAGAATACCTTTAACAATGGTTCTTCCACCTTCATCTTCTTGTACCTTTCCCTCAAATAATTTTGTTTCTATTAAAAGATTCTTCATTCTATGTTATTTTTTTTCGCCTTTACCATTCCAAGCCGCATCTACTTTATCAAAAAATGCTTTCTTTTCTGCATCACTCATAGATGGAATAGATTTTCCAGCTTTTTCCAATGCCTTAGCGAAAAATGCTTGATATTCATTTTCCTCTACCATTACTTCTTTAACTAATTCTTTTAGTCTTGATTTTGTAATTGTTGTGTTCATATTTTCTTTTTTGTTTGGTAGACCTTTATGTGATGTAGATGCGTAATCTTTTGCATCTTTTTTACTCATTGAATCAGCTGCGTTATCAACTTCTTTAGATGGTGCTTCCATATCTCCTTTTTGTACTGCATGAACCATACCCATAAATCTTTGTTGTGCTTTTGATACTGCTGGCATATTATAAAGTTCTAATTTTTTCTGAAAGATTCATTAACCTTTCTTTTATCTTATGTAAACTCTTATTTGTTCTTTTATAGTAATCTCCTCTCTTAACTCCATTCTCATTCTTTATTTTAGAATACCAGTTAACAAATTTCTCTACTTCACCCAATTGTTGTTTGATAGATGTTACACCTCTACTCATTTTAGCTTTAGGTGAACCATCTCCGTTTTTAATTTCTAACCAACGATTTTCATTTAAACTAGCCTCGTCATCATCCTTTGCTAATATCATACCACTCTTATCAGCAATTTCACCAGAATCACTACAATCAGTTGCAGTTGGTTTTATTGCTAATGGTTTTTTAGAATTAGCAGGAACATCGTTTTTCAACCAATCCTTTGCTTCTTCTAAATCATCAACAACGTCACCACCAGTTACGTTAGCTAATCTTTTGTTTTTCTTTGCAGTTTGACCAGGTTTAGCAAATGCGTTTGGAGTATCATATCCAGCAACTGCACCAGTTCCAGTCATTTCCTCCAATTCTTTTTCAGATTGGATTTCTTTAACTATACCTCTGATTATTTCTTTTAGTCTATTTGACATTTACCTTTGATTTTAATTCTTTGATTAACTCATAAGAAAGCATTATAGATGAAACATTATTATCAGATACAGTTTTACCAATTTTCATTTTTTCTAAAACAGAAATAGTTTCTGACAATTTAATTGTAGTTACTTTATCTGATATTTTAGATTTAATTGCTTTTAGTTCTTTCACAATTTGTGGAAGTTCTACTGCCAAATAATCTTTAAATTTAGATGTATTAGACATGTTATTGATATACTCTTTTAACAAGCCCTTTTGCTTTTCATCTAAATTTGTATATTTTTTATTGAAAGTTTCAACAAGAATCTTATAGGTTAGTAATCGTAGGTCTTTATCCTGTTTTTTGTAGGTTTCTATTAGTTTTGTACTATCAGAAGTAGGTTCAACTTTGTTTGCAGTTGGTCTTGAGATAATATTTTCAATTAATGTAATCTTAGAATTGAATACATCTTTAATATCATAGTTTTCAGATTTCTTAGATTCAAACACTTTATATATTGATGCTAATACTTTATAATTAGTTATAGGAGATGTTAAAAATTGCTCTAATTCAAATTTTGAATTAATTTCTTTAATAAGATTGTATTTTTCTTTAGATAGCTTTACAACATTTAATTTAGAATGAGCCTGTGATACAGTCTCAACGAACATTTCAGCTTTTGATTCTGAATTGTATTTTTCTTTTAATAGTAAATCATAAAGACGTAATTCTTTATTTAATTCCGTACCTGCGGCAAAGAATTCCTTTACTATATGTTTTGCGTTCTCAGTCTTATCTCCATTAAGAACCTCCAATGTTATTTGTCTTACTAATAATTCAAATAACACTCCAGTGTTCTTAACTTTGGAATGTTTTATTTTTTTCATTTAATTACCCTATAATTTAACCTATGTACATAAACTAACACATATAAATATAAACTTTTTAATGTTTATTAAAATTTACTGTCATCTAACAGATTATTTTCATCTAAAAGGTCAGTTTTTTCAGTTTTTTCACTTAAAATCTTCTTTTTTGCCGAAATTCCGTTTATATATTCTTGTGCTATTTTCTTATTTGATTCATTTGTACGAGTTTCTCTCTTTCTCTCTTTCTCATTTTCTTTGTTACCCAATGGGTCTCTACCATATGGATGCTTATCCTTTCCGTAAGTATTTCCCTCTCTTGGTCTACCACCTTTATTATCAACAATCTCCTGCTTCATTTTTTCAATCTCCTCCTCTACATTTTGTTGTTGAGGTGGATTTGCTGGGTCTTGTCCTTGCTGTTCAATTGAATTATATCTGAAACGGTCTTTAAGGTCTAAAACTAATTTAGCTCTCTCTATATCCATCTCATCTTCACTCATACCAAACACATTATGGTAAACCCAATCAGTAGATAACATATTTAATCCTTTCATATCAGTTGCCAATCTAACCTTCTCACTCCAAAGATTTACTTTCTCTTGCTCATATATTGTAGAAGCGTTTGTTAAAGTAAGTTGGAAATTTGTCATTTCCGAATCATCAATACCTTGTCCAGCTAAGTGAACTATTGCAATCTTATATAATTCACTAACGATTGTTCTTTGAATTCTTTCAATAGTTCTAGCAAAACGAACATCTTGTGCTGCTAAAGTTGCTTTACCATTTACATCTTCTTCATATCCTAAAAATGCTTTAGGTATTTTAAGTGCTGCAAATAATTTAGCTTTTAAGTAATCAATATCCTCTATTGCCGTATATTCCAATCCAGACAAGTTGTCAATTGAAGTACCACTATCCCCACCCCTAACAGGTAAGAAGAAATCTTCCGTAAGGTTTTGGATATTGTATTTTAAATTGTAATCACCTGTATTTTTATCAACAAATGGAGTTTTCTTCATTTTGTTAATAATCTTTTGCATGTAGTTATCTACTTCATTAGGATTAATATTACCAATATCAATTTTGAATATTCTTTTTTCAGGAGCTCTCATAATACGATGGATTAACATCGCATCTTCCATTAATTGTAATTGTTTCCAAACTCTACGGCCGTTTTCAATCATAGCCTTACCATATGGTAGAAAGTTTGTATCTGATAGTAAACGGAAGTGAGCTATTTCATAGTTCTCATATTCCTTTTTACCAAATCTATCTAATTCAACTTTAAACTTAACATAATTTTGATTCATTGGGTCAGTACCTTCCAATCTTTCCGTATTATATACAGAGTATGGAGTTACATTAATAATACCCTTACCTTCTGCCATTTCTAATGCTAAAAAGAAATCTCCGTACTTTACTAAGTTTCTTGTCCAAGGCCAAAGATTAAATTCTATGTTTATAATATCATAAAATAGGTTATGTAGTATTGCACTTACATTTTCGTTTGATGATTTAATTTGTAATATATCACCATACTCATTCTTTGTTGTGGATTCATCCGAATATATATCCAATGCAGATGCTATAATTGGGTCATTATCCATAGCATCATAATCTCTAAATAATTCTCTACGAACCTGATGGTATGCCATTGATTGTGCACCCTGATTGGTTTCATAATATGACCTTTGTAATTTTGTATATCTATCTCTAAGATTTACAAAGTTTGTACTCATTTGCTTCTCATCCGTATCAACAACTCTACGCTTACCATCTTTGTCAACGGTAA